TCTGGTTGAGACTGTATACAAGGGAAGAGAGAAAACTACTGAGGGCGTTGTCACGTTCCTTGATAAGATCTGTAAAGTGGAACTTGAAAAGTATATTGAAGGTTGCTACCAAGAACTGGCGGAGTATGTGAACGCATACGATCAAAAGATGCAGATGAAGCGTGAGAACATTGCTGAACGTGGAATCTGGACTGCTAAGAAGCGTTACATTCTGAACGTATGGGACAGTGAGGGTGTACGTTATGAAGAACCAAAACTGAAGATGATGGGCATTGAGGCAGTTAAATCTTCTACACCAGCACCTTGTCGTAAGATGATTAAAGATGGTCTCAAACTGATGATGAGTGGGACAGAAGATGATGTTATCAATTTTATTGATAAGTGCCGTGAAGAGTTTAAGTCTTTACCACCAGAACAGATTGCTTTTCCTCGCACAGCATCTGACGTTCGCAAATATCAATCACCATCAACCATTTATGCTCATAAAACGCCAATTCATATTCGTGGAGCACTTCTCTTTAATCATTATGTGAAGGAAAAGAAACTCACTAATAAGTATTCTTTGATTTCTAATGGGGAAAAGATTAAGTTTGTTTATTTGAAAAAACCAAATATTATCCAAGAGAATATTATCTCTTTCATTCAAGATTTTCCTAAGGAACTTGGTCTTGACAAATACGTTGACTATGAACTACAATTTGAGAAGAGTTTTGTAGAACCACTAAAATCCATCCTCGATGCAATCGGGTGGAATGTGGAAAAAACTGTAAACCTTGATCTATTTTTTGCCTAATGGATTTACCTATTAACGATGAAGAACTGAATACAATTGTAAAGGCACTTGGATTCGGTGGAGATGCTGCACTTTATCATAAACTTAAACTGGTAAAGGAACTCAGAGAACAAGGTTTGCCTTATAAAAAAATACTTCGTGAAGAATACGGGATGGTTGCTTGATGGATTTTCTTAAAGACATTGTAAAAGAGATTGGTGATGACTTTACTAAGTTAGCATCGGATATTGATGAGACTGAGACTTATGTTGATACGGGTTCATACGTTTTTAATGCACTGGTTTCAGGTAGCATATTTGGTGGCGTATCTGGGAATAAGATTACTGCTATTGCTGGAGAGTCTAGTACTGGAAAGACTTTTTTCTCTCTCGCAGTGGTTAAGAATTTCCTTGATACTCACCCCGATGGTTATTGTCTCTACTTTGATACTGAAGCTGCTATTAATAAGTCAATGTTGATTTCTCGTGGAATCGATCTTGACCGATTTGCCAGAGTAGAAGTTGTAACTGTTGAGGAGTTTCGTAGTAAAGCACTTAAAGCAGTAGAGTTACATCTTAAAAAACCAGTAGATGAACGCAGACCTTGTATGTTTGTGCTAGACTCTCTTGGAATGCTTTCCACTGAGAAAGAGATTACTGATGCACTCAATGACAAGCAAGTTCGGGATATGACTAAATCCCAACTGATTAAAGGTGCTTTCCGTATGCTCACACTCAAACTGGGGCAGGCAAATATTCCTATGATTGTAACCAACCACACCTATGATGTCATTGGTGCTTATGTTCCTACTAAGGAAATGGGTGGTGGTAGTGGTCTTAAGTATGCCGCTTCTACTATCATTCACCTATCAAAGAAAAAGGAAAAGGATGGAACAGAAATTGTTGGAAACATTATCAAGGCAAAGACTGCTAAGTCGCGTTTGAGTAAGGAAAACCAACAGGTTGAAGTTCGTCTTTATTATGATGAGCGCGGTCTTGATCGGTATTATGGTCTTCTAGAACTGGGAGAAATCGCTGGACTCTGGAAGAACGTTGCTGGACGTTATGAAATTAATGGCAAGAAAGTTTATGGTAAACAGATTCTTGCCAACCCTGATGAGTATTTTACCGAAGAAGTAATGCAGCAACTTGATGCTGCCGCGAAAAAAGAATTCTCTTATGGAACGAATTGAGACAACAATTCTCAGAAACCTTGTATTCAATGAAGATTACTCACGTAAGGTCATACCTTTCATTCAACCAGATTATTTTGAACAGAAATCGGAAAAAATCATTTTTGAGGAAATTGTCCAATTCATTGTTAAGTATGGTTCAGCAATTACGATCGAAGCACTTAATATTGAAGTAGAAAACAGAACTGATTTAAACGAAACTGAAATCAAAGAAATTAGAGAAATTAATAGTTCTCTGAATGACAATCTTGTAGATAAGCAATGGTTACTTGATACTACTGAGAAGTGGTGTCGTGATCGTGCTATTTACTTGGCATTGATGGAATCAATTCACATTGCCGATGGTAATAATGAAAAAAAGAATCGGGATGCAATTCCTAGTATTCTTTCGGATGCTCTTGCGGTAAGTTTTGATAACAATATTGGACACGATTACTTACAAAACTATGAAGACCGTTATGAGTTCTATCACCGACAAGAAGACAAGATCGAATTTGATCTCGACTATTTTAATAAAATCACAAAAGGCGGTTTACCTAATAAGACTCTCAATATCGCTCTTGCTGGTACTGGTGTCGGAAAAAGTCTCTTTATGTGCCATGTTGCTGCTTCCGTCTTACTGCAAGGCAGGAACGTTCTCTACATCACTCTTGAAATGGCGGAGGAACGAATTGCTGAAAGAATTGATGCAAACTTATTGAATGTTCCTATTCAACAATTGGTTGATCTCCCCCGCCAAATGTTTGAAAATAAAGTCACAAGTCTATCTAAGAAAACTCAGGGATCTCTTATAATTAAGGAATATCCCACTGCTTCTGCACATAGCGGACACTTTAAAGCACTTCTTAATGAACTTGCACTTAAGAAGTCATTTAGACCTGATATTATTTTCATTGATTACCTTAACATTTGTGCTTCCAGTAGGTATAAGTCAAACCTTTCTGTCAATTCATATTCGTATATTAAAGCGATTGCTGAGGAACTTAGAGGACTTGCCGTCGAATTTAATGTACCGATTGTCTCCGCTACTCAGACCACCCGCAGTGGTTTTGGTAGTTCTGATGTTGAACTTACAGATACTAGCGAGTCCTTTGGTTTGCCTGCTACTGCTGATCTTATGTTTGCCCTTATTAGCACAGAAGAACTGGAGCAGTTGGGGCAGATTATGGTGAAACAATTGAAGAATCGTTATAATGATCCCACAATCTATAAGCGGTTTATTGTGGGTATTGACCGTGCTAAAATGAGACTGTATGATTGTGAGCAGACTGCCCAGAAGGACATACTTGACAGTGGGCAGGATGATGAGTATAATGATTACGAAGACAAGAAACCCAAAAAATCGTTTGAAGGATTTAAATTTTAATGGAAACTGCTAAACACGTTAATTTTAATAAGTACGCTGAGTTTGTGGATGCTGTAACTTCTGATGCATCTAAGGACTTTCTTGCTCTCTCCGACCGTCTGGTTGAACTTGACGAAAAGGGCGCAAACATTGAGCGTCTTCTGACTGCTGCCGTTGGTATCAATGCCGAAGGTGGTGAGTTTATGGAAATCGTTAAGAAGATGGTTTTTCAGGGTAAACCATACAATGAAGATAATCGTGAGCATATGATTATCGAACTGGGTGATATTATGTGGTACGTTGCCCAAGCTTGTATGGCACTTGGTGTTACACTCGATGATGTAGTTGCCCGTAATGTTCAAAAACTTCTGAAGCGTTATCCAGAAGGTGCTTTTGATGTTTACTTCTCTGAAAACCGTGCTTCTGATGACCGATGACTAAAGAAAAACAAGTGACAATCAAAATGGATGTCAGATCTGCTGCGGCAGTTCGTCAAATTCTTTTTGATTCCCAACAAGGATATACATATAATAAATCAAGTGTTCCTCCTCGAATTTCTGATATTCGTGCAGTAATTCTTGACATTGACGAAAAAATTAGTTCAGTTGTGGATTGAACATAATATATGAAAGGAATTGTAAAGTTTTGGAAAAACAGACCACGCACCAGACAGGGGTGGATTGATCTGTATGTCTCTTATCTGAAAAGAATACCTGAGAGGCATTACTTTCCAATCTTTGTAATCCTTTCTCTATACTTTGTCGTTCCTTACAGTGAGTTCGTAGTTACAGCATTAGCACCTTTATATTTTATCTTTGAGAAACAAGTTAGGTGGGTTGCTAGTAAGATACCAGTTCCCGATTATTTGCGGATAGGTGGTTCTGTTATCTTCTTTCTTGTAATGATAGATGATTATCTATTTTACTTTGCGATCATGGCATTTGCTGCATGGAGCGCAAAACAAGTAAAGAAAAGTAAGGGGAATTAACTCAGTTGGTAGAGTAGCGCCTTTGCAAGGCGAATGTCAGCGGTTCGAGTCCGCTATTCTCCATTGCCCAAGTGGTGAAATTGGTATACACGCATGACTTAGGATCATGTGCTTCGGCGTGGAGGTTCGAGTCCTCTCTTGGGCACTAAATAATTCAAAAAATGGCAAGTTCTGGTATTATAAACTTCCAGAGAAATTGGCGAGGAAGTGACCATAGAACGACAGTAAAGAAAAATGTAAGCATCTACACTAAGACTGGGGATGGTACGTATCAGGCAGCGGGAGCAGTAAATGCTGGAACATCAGTAACTTATATTGATTCATTGACCGAAGATCATTTGAGGGCAGCATTCAGAACTGATGATGGGGAAGTTTTCTATGCAAATGTTGACTACTTTGTAAAACCTGGAACAGAAAGACAATCTGTATTATTAAGACCTTCTAGTTTTGGATTAAGTAACAGAACTTTTTTTTCTGTTACTGATTATTATAATGAACTTGTAAATGCAACCAACCGTAGAAATGATATACCAGGAGAATTATTTGATTATCTTTATGAATTAATTGATTATGTTGACAATGGTTACGGTGATTTTAATGGAATAAAATTTGATGGATTTCCTTGGGGAGAAATTCAAAGTTACTACTCGGAAGTTATTGGACCTATTGCCTGCATAAAGAGAGGAATATTAAATGGTATATTGGATACTTCTGGGTTAGGTGGTGCGAGCATTTACATTCCTGGCGGATCAGAGGGACTGTATGATTATAAATTAGTTTCTGGAAATAAAGAATATTTAATATCCGCAAAATCGGCAAGAGCAGTATCAAACCAAGTTAAACCACAATTTGTTATTCCATATATCAAAAGTTCAAATTTAGTTGCAACAACAGAATATCAGGTATTGCAATCATTGGCAAATGAAAGAAATAGAAAAGCAGTTATTCAAGGTCCATTTTATACCTGGCAAATTATACAGAGTAATGGTGAAGTAACTAGTTCGTGTATATCTGATATTATTAATAATTACACATCCACTTTTAAATCAAATACTAAACTAGTTGATCCTAGCATTTGGCAGAACTTTATAAACTTGCACATACCCAGTAAAAATAGTAAAGCAAATATAAAAAATGTCACATATGGTGAAATTAGATATGAATGTGAACAACTTATAGAAAGGTGGTCAAGATCTGGAACCCAGAATAGGATATTGAAAGAAATTTTTAATGAATTTTTAAATCAATCTAGGGTAATCTATGTTAAACTAGACCTGAATCAAACAACTGGACGACCAACTTTTACTGCATCTGCTGGTGGGGGAACGTCTTTGGTTAGAAACTTATATTTGAGAACCTCAAATTATGCAACAAGAACAGAAGATAGAATTGGTTTCCAGGTGAGTTAAATGGAAAATTATATTAATCCACTCATTCAAAGATTTAAAGGTAAAGACTTCAAAGACTTTGTACTTTATGTTTTTACTTCTATGCAGAAAGAAATTGACTCTAGAAGGAAGAAACATGACAAGGATAAATATATAAAGATTAGACAAAGTGTCTTAAATTACATTATTGCGAATGAAAGAGCAATAGTTACCGAACTTAAAAAGCAGAACCGTAAGTAATGAAAAGTTTTTTCCAATTTTTAACTGAAACCACTGCTTCTCAACAGGCGGCACGTCTTGGTTTACAGGGTGATGGTCATGGTGGATGGTATGATAGAACAACTGGAGAATTTGTTGCAAAGACTGAAAAAGGTAGGTTAAAATTTTACAATAAGCGTCAATCAGTTGGTAAAGATCCAGCGCAAACAGAAACCGAAAAAAATATTTCTGATCCAAACTTTGTCGATCCAGCACTTCAACAACAAGCACCTGCACCTCAACAACAAGTTGCTCAGGAAGCACCACCAGTTAATTTCTTACCAGTAGAAAAAACAAAAGGAACTCTTACAATTGCTTTTGGTAGATTTAATCCACCACATTTGGGTCACCTCCAATTA